CTTTATTTCCAATAACAGCAATTTTCATTTATCCTTTAATAACTGTTTTTGTTTTTAAGTTTTTAGAATCTGCGGTATGTGCTAACATCATTTTTAATGAATCTAACTTACCTTGTGCATCTGCAAACTTTTCTATAAACTTATCAATTTCTGAAACTAAATCTGGATGTTCTCCTATTCCAACCGAATTGTTTAAATAAACATCTAATTTTGCTACTGCTTCCGCTTTTTGTGCATGATATTTTGCATATAAAGCGTCTAATAATAATCCATTCATATTTTTCCTTTTTATTTATTATATTAAAAATTATTGACGAATCCTATCTTCTTTGGGACAATTATCATAATCCATCTTAAATGGACACCACTTACAATGTTTAGATCCTTTTCCAGCAATAGATAGATAATTTTGTTCTACTCGCTTCTTGCCATTTTCATCAAAACAAAATTCTATAAATGAGTCTATATCACGTTGAATCTTTTTTCTAGTAACTGACCCAGAAGCAGGATTAAGTATTTGTATACGTCTTTGTGGGAACATTGATTCTTCTAATAACTTTCGTTTTACTATAAAGAATTCAATATCAATATTGTCTATTGGAGTTCCAAATTGATCAGAAAAATATTTTTTATATGCAACTAATTGTGCTGCCTTTAGCTTATCAGCTTTCTGCCATTTATTCCAACCCATTCGGCTAGTTTTAATATCTAATATTTTTATTTTATTTAATACAGTATCTCTAACTACTATATCTATAAATCCATACCAATAAACATTTTTATTAACTGATGATGCTGGAATACCTAATTCTACTTCTATACCAACTAGTTCCATATTTTTAGTAGAAAAATATTGAGCTCTTCTTTTTTTGAACCATTCTAGTATTTGTACTCCGTCGTCTAAATGTTCTGCTAATTCGACTGGCGTAGAAAAGTGTTTCCCATTATTAGCTGCAACTCCTTTTATATATTCTTGTTTCAAACATTCTAATAACATATCACGCAGATCTATTTGATCAGCAACCTTAACAGATTTTGTATACATTACTGTTAAGTATTCTTGTAATGTTTCATGAAAAGCTGTACCAAAACACGTTGCAATATTATGAGTAAATGGAGCTAATTTATCAATATACGATAATTTCCATTGTTTAGGACATTTTGAAAACATTGACCATTGAGAATAAGATATCTTAGCAGGAACTTTTGATACATCATTTAATGATAATTTATATATGGGATTTATGTAACCGTTTTTCATATTATGGATATAATGCTAAGTTTTCTTTACACTCATTAAGTAGCTCGTCTTTCATATCGGCAATCTTATCATAAAATTCTTCAATTGCTTCATCATGATCTTCTTGAGAGTCAAAATCTTCATCATCTGGATATGGTGGTATATCCTCGTCTTCTACAAGAAATTCAGATCCGTTTTGATTTGCATATCCACCCGAGACATTTTGATATGCTTCGTCTTCACTTCTAGCCTCCATTTCAAAATCGCCAAACTGTTTAAAGTATTCAGCTAATTTATGAAATAACTCATCTGGTGGGTACCAAGCAGAATCAAATGTTAAATCAATAGTATCATCGTCAAGTTGCCAGTCATGAACAAAACACCATTTAGCTCCTAAATTTTCTGTCATCCATTCTCTTGAATATTCTGCAGGATAATTGTCATATATTAATTTAAATAAATTTTCTGCTATTATAGTCGACTTTTGACTCCAATTGGCTTTTTCTACTTCCGGCGTAATAATCTTATCTGAGAATTCTTTTATTACGTTTTTTGAAGACTCGATAGTTACAAGTGTATATACGTTATTTGCCATATTCTTTTTTTATTATATTATAAGAAATTATTTGGATTGATCCAAATATTCAACTCGATAAATTTCAATTAATTTGTCTGAATTGTCAATAAAATCATAATGAATATCTACTGATTCTGTTATTGTTTTTTCAAATTTCATAATCTATTATTTACCTTTTAGCATTTTTTTAATTTCTTTTTCTGTATATCCATATAAAGATAACAAAGTACTGCAACTATCTTTAGACATTAATTCAATATAATCAATGGCTTCCATTTTACTTACTAGGTAGTGGTCTGCAATTTGTGAAACTAACTGAGTATCGTACTTATCTTCCTTTTTTCCTTTAATGTACTTAGCAAAGGTTCTCTGGGCCGGTAATAGGCCGTGATAGAGACGATAAGTATCTCTAGGTGATAATAACCCAATTGTATATTTCTGTAACTGATTAATTACTTCAATTAGTTCCATTCTCATTGATAACCACCTATTCACAATAAAAGGGGCGAACTTTTTTTGATCTAGATCTGTGTATTTAGACCATTCTTTCTTTTGATGTGTCATTCCATTCATAAAATCGAAGATAGTTGCAGGTTTCTTTGTCATAGTTTATATTTGTGTTTATATATGTCAATAAATGATTCGCCAACTGCTAATTCTAATACTACAGCATTTGCAGGTACTCCTGGCATTTTCTTTTCATTAACAACATCAACATTTTTGTTTTTAAAAATTTTCATTTTAGTTTTAGCATTTTTTCTATTAGAAGTTTTAAATACTAAAATAACAGGACTTTTTATATACGGAGTTCCCATTATTTTACCTCTGGTTGAAATTCTTCTGGAACATGTCCACAATCATCACATCTAAATACTGGTACTGGATATACTGTGTCTTTATCCTGACCGGTTAAAAATCTAGATACTTTATTAATACACGTTACTTGTCGAAAATACATTCCGGTGCATTCTGTACATATCATTGGTTTTAAGTCTTTTGGACTAATAGTTGTATTACTTTGATTCATAATGTTACTTTATAATTCATTCATTAATTTTACAAACATGGCCATTATATTAATTTCTTTATCTACAACATTTGTATCAGTATATTGTGATTCTGCTATAATTAATATACAAGATGCTATACTACCAGTAGCAAATTCATCTAAATTATCATATAAAAATGTATATAATGGAGTAAAATCTTTTACTTTACTGTCTGCAATGAGTTGTCTTAGTTGTTTAAATGATTCTTTTTTATCTTTAATATTTTTTAAAATATTTAATAATTCAGTCATATAATTAGCTTGTACTACACTATTTTTGTCTAATACTAATTTGCCTTTAACTACATGACTTTGCGCAGCATTAATAGCTCTACGTATATCTGGATATGATGAGTTAATAATAGCAGCAATATCTTTAATATCATATTCTATTTGTTTTTCTTCTAATACTGTAACTAATCGCTGAGCTACATCTTTTTTACTAGGAGGCGTTATTCCAAATGTCTGACATCTACTTTGTATTGGATCTATAATTTTTTCAACATAATTACATGTTAATATAAATCTAGTAGTCCTACTATAAGTTTCCATTAAATTACGCAGTGCTGCTTGTGCATTTGGGGTAAGATAGTCAGCTTCATCTAGTATAACAATTTTCCATCTCTTAAATCCTACTGACGATGCATATCTTTTTATTTTATCTCTTACGGCGTCTACTGAGTTTTCATCAGATGCGTTTATATACATAACGTCACACTCAATTTGATTTGTAATAATTTTAGCTAGTGTGGTTTTACCTGTTCCTGCACCGCCATAAAATAATAGATGTGGAACATCTCCATTTTCAATGAATATTTTGACTTTGTCAATAATATGTTCATTACCAATATATCCATCTAATGTATTAGGTCTAAATGCTTCTACCCAAAGTGTATTTTCTGTTACTCCAAACATAATTTATTTTTTTCCTGTTGACCCAAATCCCCCAGAACCTCTAGTAGTGTCAGCTAATGCTAATACTGAATTCCATTTTATTTGTTCAACTTTATTTAATACTAATTGTCCTATTCGGTCACCTTTTTCTAAAGTAACTTTTGATAATCCATGATTAATTATAATTACTCCAATTTCTCCTCTATAATCTGCATCTATAGTTCCAGGAGAGTTTAAAACTGTTATTTGTTTTTTATATGCTAATCCACTTCTTGGTCTAACTTGTATTTCGTACCCTAATGGTATTTCAACATATAATCCGGTTTTAATTAGTGTACTCAATCCAGGACCTATAATTGCTCCATGGGTTGATCTTACATCACATCCAGCACTTCCTACCGTTTCATAGCTAGGAAGATCGTTATCTGATTTATTTATAACTCGTACTTCCATACTTAATTTTGTAATTGAACTAACCAATAATTTGATTCAAAATCTGTACCTGTAAAGTCTATTCTTGCTAATCCATTTGATGATATATGCATTGTACCTTTATCGCCTTTATTAGCAGTTAATACTTCTTTTAGTTTATCAGCTGAAAAGCATATAGCATCTAAATCATTTGCAGTACCATCAATTTCAAATGTTACATTATCAGAATTAATAGTTGTATAATTAATTATAAATTTAATTTTACCATTCTGAACTTGTACTGCAAAATTATTTGCATCCGGTAAAGCATTTTTTGCTTTGATAAACTTATTGATAAATAATTCATCTATATCAATTGTAACTTCATACTCTGGCTCGGCGTTAATTGTCGGAACTGCTGGTATAACAGATGTATCAGCTAACATAAAAGTCATTGTTGTACTTCCTTCTTTTATTTTCATTGCATAATTTTTGCCTTGAGAGTCATTAACTTCAATATCAATTTTTTCTCCTACTGCCGATAACATTTTTGTTAATGCACCTGTATGATTAATACCTAATTCACCTTGCATAAATGGATCTGTTTTCCATTTAACTTTACCTACTACGGTTTGATCTATGTCTATTAATTCACAATTAATAGATTCTTCATTTGCTTTAACAGTTACAGCTTCACAGTTGCCTGCTAAATAATATCTGTTTATAAACGATTGTAATTTACTTTTTTCCATTGTTTTACCTTTTATGTTTTAAAAAATTTATTAAATTGATTTGCATCAGTAGTTGATATACTATCACCACCAAATTTCTTATATGTTTTCTTGTATGTTGCATACACATTCATTGCATTGTCAGGATCGTCAAACATTGAATGTAATGACAATATAACATCATATAAGTCTTTTGGAATTGCTGTTTCTAATAATTCAACATGATTATTTACTAGTTTACTAACATCTTTTGCAATATCTACATATAAATGTGTATTATGTATAACCATTCTTGGCATACCTTCTTGACTATATCTATCTAAGCCTTTTGCTGTCTGACCTCCTAGATAATCATATGTAAAGTCATTACATGCAGGACATCCTAAGCTGCATGGTACATGTTTACTAGTGTCAATATTAACTATAGGATTTGCCATATTTGCATGCTTTTTTCTTCTATATTCATTATTCTTAGGAAAATATAATTCAGTAAATGTTTGTGTCTTATAATTTCCAGAATGAAGATATGTTCCAAAGACTGGATATTGTCCTGGTGAGCTAGAATCAGTTGAAAATAATACTCTATTATCAGTTAACTTATTAATTAACTTTTGTAATGTTGCTAGTATAAAAAAGTCTGATATTTTTGATATTCCTAGTAAATGTATATATTTTATATGATTCTTTTCAAATTCTCGTTCTTTAAGCATTAATGCTATAACATACATAAAATCTACTAATTTTTTAGGACCTCCAATACACCAGCCATTAAATGCAAAGTCTTTAAACTTATGATACCATTGTTCATATTCTTCATGATACGTACCTTGTATAACATTTAAAAAGTCTGTCTTGCCAGTTTGTTTAGATTCAAAATATTTAAAATTATCAAAGCTAATATCCATTGACTCGGCAAATCTATTTTCATACTTTGCTCTAGGTGGTATATCTAAGTTAGCTGCTACATCAGAATTATGTTCTAGCCATTCAAAGATTCTTTCACGAATTGTGCTATCCCATTTTAACGCACCAGTTGCTATTTGGAATCCGCCTGAATCTCCAAATACTAATACCTCATCATCTAGTCCCATTTGATCTCGAAAATCCATCTTCTTAAAATGATGGCCAGCGGTAATTAAGAAATATGGATGTCTCCATTCTTTTGGATACTCTTTTGAAAAGAATCTTGTTGTAACTCCATCTTCAAATTTTGTATTCTTCTTGAATGCAGACACCATACTACCTGCAGATAATGATGGATAATATATAAAATTTTTATC